TGGACGCAAAAGAATGGCTTGATTGGGCAATAAATCAACTAAAGGAGAAGAACACATGATTAAAGAATCAGTTGTTTGGATTGAACAAACTAGAGAGCAGGCAATTACGCTTGCCAATGACATAGGTGGTGACGCAGAAGTTCATGCTTTGGTTATTAGAAAAGGCACACTTGAAATGGCGCATAAGCCTGTTGGATACCTAGTATATCAAGCACCAAAATGGAAAGGACTGACGGATAAGGAAAGACAAGAAATTCATGGAAGCACCAAAAGTCCTTATGACGATTTGTTATTGGTAGAAGCCAAGCTAAAGGAGCTAAACACATGAGACTAACATTTGCAGAAATAATTTACTCAATACTTGTTGTCGTCGTCATGTGCTTTCTAGCATGGGCTATGGCATATGGGTTGTGGTTAGGTTTTGGCCCAAGTAAAGATGAGCGTGAAAGAGACCACGCCATGCAAGTCATTCAAGAAGTGGATGGGTGCAAGGTCTACAGGTTTTACGATGGTGATTACCACTACATGACTCGGTGCGGTGAGGAGGTAACAACACAAAAGAACTGGGATGAGAATTGCGGTAAGGCTTGTACACGACACAGAACAGAAGACATTACAACGGAGGGAAACCAATGACTGAAGAAGACGAAGAGTTTGAACGCATCGCATCAAGATGCAAAGAGACTGAGCGTGTAAACGAATCCAAGTGGAATTCAGAAATGTGTTCCAACTATGGAGGATTTTGTAAGAAAGAATGGGTAGGACTGACTGATGAGGAAATACAAGAGTGCTTGCAAGGTTTGCCAACGCAGACGATTGATGTGTATGCAAGACGCATTGAAGCCAAGCTGAAGGAGCGCAACACATGAAGTGCCCTCACTGCGGTGCGTGGTCAGACGTAAAAGATAGCAGACAAGGCCGCCGCCGCAGAGAGTGCGCCAATGGTCACAGATTTACAACACAGGAGATTATCATTGATGAGAAACTACACCTTGAAAAAATTGAACGAATGAACCGCGCAAGAAAATACCCCAAAAAGATTCCAAGCTAGTCCGGTTCCGTAATGCCAACGAATACAAGCCTTGTAGATGCGACTATTTTTTGGCGGTGCAAGGGATGGACTAGTACTTTGAGGGTGCCCTTGCACCGAATCTCCTAACACGACGAGGGGGCGTGGAATCTACTATCCCCCTCACTCTAACTAAGGATTCAACATGGCAACACCGGAAGTATTGGTAAAGAAACAGATCAGAAGGATTCTCAATGAAGAAGACGTTTATTACGCTATGCCCATTGGCACTGGCTATGGAAATTCAGGAGTGCCTGACTTTCTTGTTTGCTGCGCGGGGTATTTCTTTGGCATCGAGGCGAAAGCAGGAAACAATAAACCAACCACGTTACAAGAAGACCACTTGTACCGCATACGCAAGTCAGGAGGAAGAACCTTGGTCGTTAACGAAACAAACATCAACGAATTAAAGGAGTTAATACAATGGATGAAAAAGAACTTGAGCGCCGTGTAGCGCAAATGACAGACGAAGAGCAAGCACTATTCAAACAAGCCATCTATCGTTTGGCAATGTGTTTTGGAGAAGATGCGTGGAGCGCAGTGCTTGTTATCAGAGGCCACTTAATAGGAGACATGTCAGAAGTTATGCAATTTAACTGCAACGACATGACTACAAGCGAGATACTGCGTGGGACAACTGACTACATGAATTTTTTAAACACACTTGATGCACCCCCCAAGGAGAATTTTAATTGAAACAATACGACAACATACTAACAATAGACTTCGAGACACGATGGGACAAGAAGGACTACACGCTCTCCAAAATGACCACAGAGGAGTATATTCGTGACAAAAGGTTTACTGCGTTCGGAGCTTGTGTCCATGCATATGGAAGCACAGATCCAATTAGATGGCTTACAGGATCAGAACTACCTAGCTTCTTTTCAGGTATCGACTGGGGACGAACCGCCGTCCTTGCTCATAACGCGCAGTTCGACGTGGCCATACTCGAATGGATATATGATGCCCACCCCTGTTTCATCTTCGATTCCTTATCAATGGGTCGAGCTTTACGAGGCGTGGAAGTTGGCAACTCTTTGGCCAAGCTCGCATCAGATTTTGGACTGCCCCCTAAAGGGAACGCCGTTTATTCCACAGAGGGACTGGACGGTGTGGAGGGGCTACCCCCCGATGTGGAGCGAGAGTTAGCGGAGTACTGCAAGCATGATGTGTATCTGTGCGAAGAGATCTTTACCAAACTTGCGCATCGTTATCCCGCCAAAGAACTTGATCTCATCGACATGACGTTGAAGATGTTCACACGTCCTCAGTTGGTACTTGATCCTGAGATGTTGACCAATGCAATTAATGAAGAAAGGGCATCTCGTGAAGCCTTATTACAGACTCTCGGTGTGGAAGAAGTTGAACTTGCGTCGAATCCAAAGTTTGCTGAACAGCTACAAAAACTCGGGGTGGTTCCACCTACAAAGATCAGCAAAACAACAGGGAAAGAAACCCTCGCTCTCGCCAAGAATGATGCTCTTTTTCAAGCGCTCCTCAACGGTGAACGTGAAGACGTTGCCCTTTTATGTGAAGCGCGTCTACGGGTTAAATCAACCACGGAACGCACACGCGCTCAAAGGTTCTTGGACATTAGTCAGCGAGGCAGTTTACCTGTTCCGTTGTCATATTACGGAGCGAAGTCAGGCCGTTGGTCAGCGGCCAAAGGTTCGGCCATCAACATGCAAAACCTCAAACGAAAGTCATTCTTACGCCAAGCGATTATGGCTCCCGAAAACTACCAGTTGGTTGTCGGAGACTTATCGCAGATTGAACCGCGTGTCCTTGCGTGGCTTAGTGACTACGAAGATATGCTTAACATCTTCCGGAGCGGTCGTGACCCTTACGCCGCGTTTGGCGCACAGATGTTTAACATTCCCGGCCTTAGTAAAGAAACACACCCTGATCTTAGGCAGTCTGCAAAAAGCGCATTACTTGGCTGTGGGTATGGTCTCGGGTGGGCATCGTTTGCCTCGCAATTACTCACAGGGTTTCTCGGGGCGCCGCCGATCAGGTATGAGAGGGCGTTTGCTAAGAAGTTAGGGGTTGATAAAGAGTTTGCACGCAAGTTTGCAGAATGGACGGCGAACGAAGTACGTTTGCGAGACATCCCCCATACATGCACAATTCAAGAGTTGTTTGATCACGCGGTTGCTTCAAAAGCAATCATAGACATTTATCGTTCAACGGCGTACCCAGTGGTCGCATTCTGGGATATGTGCAACGGCATGCTTGAACGCGCATTGTTCGGCGGTGAAGAACACACATATAAATGCTTGACATTTAGAAAAGAAGAAATAGAATTGCCCAATGGAATGAAACTTCTTTATCCCAATTTGAGGATTGAGAAGGATGAGGATGGTAGGAGCCAATACGTGTATGGGCCAGACGCTACCAAACTTTACGCGGGTAAGATAACGAACAACGTCACACAGGCACTCGCACGCATTGTGATGACAGACGGAATGCTCAGAGTATCCAAAAGATACTTCATAGCAGGTACAGTGCACGATGAGCTAATCGCTGTCGTGCCAGATGCTGAAGTGGAAGAAGCTAAGACTTGGGTCTTGGCACAAATGACTATGGAGCCGCGCTACATGCCCAAGATACCTTTGGATGCAGAAGTGGGCGCGCATCGTAGATATGGATCAGCAAAAAACTAGGAGAAGTAAATGAAGATACCAAAAAGAATCACAGTTGGTGACAAGAAGTACAAGGTTGAGATACACAAAGATCTCATTGACGGCGTGGCAATAGGCGCTATCAACTTTGGCGCGCGTAAGATTGCACTGTCCACGCATTCAGAGGGCAAGAAGCTTGCGCAAGCCGAGGTCAGCAATTCGTTTTGGCATGAGCTAACTCACGCTATTCTCGAAGACATGGGACATGATCTAACAGACAATGAAAGGTTCGTTCGTGCATTTGCCAACAAACTATCCGATGCAATAGATTCAGCAAAGTTCTAATATGAAAAAACCCGCATGGTCACATAGCTCTCTCAAAGATTTTGAGGGGTGCCAACGCCGATACCATGAGATCAAGGTCTTGAAGAACTATCCGTTCGTAGAGACTGATGCCACACGCTATGGGAACGTAGTGCATGAAGCGCTCGAACTCTATGTGAAAGAAGGTAAGCCGTTGCCCCCACAGTTTGAACAGTTTCAACCAACGATGGATGCGTTGCTCAAAAAGGAAGGGCGCAAGCTCGCTGAGTATGAGATGGCGCTCACCATTGACTTGAAACCAACAACGTGGAAAGCAAGTGACGTGTGGGTGCGGGGTATAGCTGACTTGCTAATTGTTGACGATGACAACTTAACCGCGTGGGTTGCTGACTACAAAACTGGCAACAACAAGTATCCTGATAGAGATCAGTTGGTGCTCATGTCTATCATGGTGTTTGTGCATTTCCCCCATATTAGGAAGGTCAACTCTGCATTGCTTTTCTTGGTCAAGAATGATATGGTGAGAATGTCCATGACGCACGATCAAGCGGAGAAATATTGGTGGGACTATCGTGAGAGATACGCTCGCCTTGCGGCTTCGTTTGACAACGACGTGTGGAATCCCAACCAAACGCCCTTGTGCGGATGGTGTCCTGTGAAAACGTGTGAGTTTAATCCCAAACATTAGGAGGCGCTATGCCGTACAAAAACAAAGCCGATCGAGACTTCAAACATGAATACAAAAACTATGACGGCAAGCCTGCCGTTAAAAAGAAGCGAGCCGCGCGCAACAAAGCAAGGGCTATTTTGGAGAAGGAAGGAGTTGTCCACAAAGGAGATGGTAAAGATGTTGACCACAAGAAACCTCTCTCCAAAGGCGGAGCTACTGTTCGAGGCAATCTTAGAGCCACAAGCGCGCATGCTAACCGATCCTACCCAAGAAAGTCTGACCACACTCCCAAGTGAACGCTTGGTAGATATGTGGGAGTGTCGGTTTGGCAACAACTGGATCGACCTCGACACGATAGTTGATGATCCTTTCTTCTCGGCAATAGCGATAAGACTACGAGCGGAAGGAGAACTGGAGGCGCACTATCTCACCGATAGATCGCGCTTGATGTGCAGAAAACCAAAAGAGGAGTAAGTATGGGTAAATTTACAGATGCATTTAGGTGGACGGATCCTAGATCTATTTATGATATTGAGAAGTGGGAAGAAGTAAAAACCAAACCCGATGGAATAATACGAATGCAAGGTTTTAATTTTGATCCAAACACAAAAGAAGCATACATGATACCGCTGAGTCGTTTGATAGATATGTGGCAAGCACTGTTTGGAGATCGTTGGCTATCAACGCAAGGTAATCCCGAATTTAAAGATCGTTTTTGGGCAGATGCATGCGACAGGCTTACTCACAATGGTAAGTTTGAAATACAAGGGGATTGGTTTAGATTGAAGGAAGATGTATGCAAATCGTAGAAAACAAAGCGCTACTGTTTCGCACGCGTAACCCCGACAAGTACAGTATCATCCCAAAGCATAAAGTGTTTGAGGTTGAAGATGGCTACGAAGTAGCGGTGTATTGGGGACTTGATGAGTGTAGGGTGCTGAAGAACTTAGGTGTCAAAGATGTACCTTCGCCGATCACCAAGCGCTATACGTGGCCGGGCAAGTATTTGCCAATGGCTCACCAAATAGAAACGGCATCGTTCTTCACGTTTCATCGCAGAGCATTCTGTTTCAACGACCCCGGAACGGGCAAGACGCTCAGCGCATTGTGGGCGGCTGACTATCTCATGAATCGTGGTGAAGTCAAACGCGTATTGATCCTGTGTCCTTTGTCCATCATGCACAGTGCGTGGATGGGAGACATCAATCGTAGCGTCATACATCGTTCTGCCGTTGTCGCGCACCATGCGCAGGCCGCACGGCGCATCGAGATGATTCAGCAAAACTATGAGATCGTCATCACCAACTATGATGGGTTGAATTTGATTGCGAATGAGATTGTGAATGATGGGCGCTTTGATCTGGTCATTGTGGATGAGGCCAACGCATACAAGAACCCATCAACGAGGCGATGGAAAGCGCTTGCATCCATCATACGGCCTGAGACATATCTGTGGATGATGACAGGCACACCCGCCTCACAATCTCCTGTGGATGCGTATGGCTTGGCCAAACTTGTGAACCCAACAGGTGTGCCCAAATTTCAGACGGCATGGCGCGACAAGGTGATGAACAAGCTCAGCATGTTCAAGTGGGCACCAAAACCCAACGCCAAAGAGTTAGTGCACGAGGCACTTCAACCTGCAATACGTTTCACAAAAGATCAATGCCTTGATCTGCCTCCCGTGGTGACGGTGACGCGTGAGGTGCCAATGACACCGCAACAGACCAAGTACTACAAACTTCTCAAAGAGCAGATGATGGTGCGCGCATCAGGGGAAACCATTAGTGCGGTCAATGCGGGTGTGGCAGTAAGCAAACTCCTGCAAATAAGTTGTGGAGCGGCATATACAGATGACAAAGAAGTTGTCGAGTTCGATGCATCCCCACGCCTACGCGTGCTTGATGAGATACTGGAGGAGACAAGCCGTAAGGTCATCATCTTCGCCATGTTCAGGTCAAGCATTGACTCCATCGTCAAACATTTATCAGGGAACGGTCATGCCGTAGGGCAAATCCACGGCGACGTGACGGCGAGCAAGCGTGGCCAAATCATCAACGATTTTCAAACCACTGACAAAATCAAAGTCTTGGTGCTCCAACCGCAAGCAACAGCGCATGGCATCACTTTGACTGCGGCGGACACAGTTGTGTTTTTTGGGCCATTGATGAGCGTAGAAATGTACACGCAATGTATTGCGCGGGCAGATCGCAAAGGACAAGACTCTGACAAAGTGACTGTGGTACACATTGAGTCAAGCCCGATTGAAAAGAAATTATTCAAGGCCATGAATACTAAAGTTAATGACCACGCGTTATTGGTTGGTATGTTCAGTAGTGAAGTAAAAAATATTTAAGAAAGGAGTTGCGCATGTAAAAATTTATTGTATGATGTTAAACCTTAGACAAAAACAAAAGGAGAAGTAAATGTTAGATATTGATGATGAAGAAGAAACGAAGGTTGAAGAACCTTCAAATGAGATGGCCGACATTCCCATGGATAAGTTGGCAAAGGTCTATCGCAAGATGGCCGCGCGCATTCAAGAGTTGACGCAAGCATACGAGAACGAAGTTGAGGTCATCAAAGCCCAACAAGACCAAGTTAAGATTGCGCTCAAAGATAAGATGCTCGCATTAGGCATGTCCTCTGTTCGCACAGATCAAGGCACAGTAGTGTTGTCCACAAAGACACGCTATAACACACAAGACTGGGACGCATTCAAAGAATTCGTTATTGAAAACCAAGCCGTTGACTTGTTAGAAAAGCGCATAGCGCAAGGAAACATGGCAACGTTCTTGGAAGAGAACCCCAGTAAGTTACCCCCCGGATTGAACTCAGTAACTGAGTACAACATTTCTGTTCGTAAACCCACAAAATAATTGGAGAGTCGTATGACCAATGTAGTTTTATTTAATCCTTCGCAAGTACCAGAGTTTGCCAAGAACCGCAAAGAGTTGTCTGCCGTTGCCAAAGCCCTAGCGGGTGGCGGTAATGTAGGTGGCGGTAAGCGCATCTCAATCAAAGGCGGTGTGTTTCGCTTGAACAGTGCTGGTAAAGAAGTTGCCGCAATTGAAGACAGACACCTCGATGTTGTGATCGTGAACGCCGCCGCTAAAGTTGGCCGTCAGTTCTACATGAAGTCTTATGATGGCGAGGCATCCTCTCC